ACTATATTTTTCAACTTCGGGATTTGCAACACCTTTCACAAAACTCATTCCTAAATTGAAAGTCCTACTATTTATTGAGGTAGAGAGACCAGGCGATAAAGAAGTTCCGAAATTAGTATCTATATTTAGATTGCTTGTTCCTCCGAATATGGTTGTTCCAGCACCTGTAGCAGGATCAGCACTAAATCTGAATAATTCAAATCCATATGTCGGTGCAGTTCCATCAGTTGATATTGCAAGTCTGCGATCTTGCCAATACTTAAGAACACCTGTTGTTGCATCATAATTAATGACACGACCAACAGCAGTTGATCCAATACCAATTTCCTGAGTCACCTCTGAATCAGCTGTGAATGTTGTAGTTGTTGATCCAGCACCAGTAAGTTTTAATGCATAAACAGCACTTGCTTTTGATAAAGTTAATTTATTTTCTGACCCAAATGCAAGAGGATCACGACAGAGACCAACACGAGAGAACTGGTTTCCTGTGATGAAATCTGGGTTTGATGTATCGTTTTCTAAACGAGAATATATTAAAACACGATTTGCACCGAGTTCTCGATATACATCAGCACCATGTCCATCTTGAGGTGGAATAATTACATTGAACGCAGCATCGGTAGATCCTGATGGATTAGTTAAACCAACATCATTTAATCCAACTGAACCAAACGTATAGTTTGATCCACCGTTAGTAATTTCAACTGAGTCTATTTTACCAGCAGCATTGACAACCACAGAACATCTACCACCACTTCCATCACCTTTGATAGGAACATTATTGTAAGTTGCAGCAGTTCCATAACCAACACCACGATTAGTGATAGTTACTATTTTTAATTGACCACTAGTTGATGCGTTATTTCTTACTGCAGCCACATCATTATTTGTCTTCCAGTTTTGCGGTAAAGGTATAAAACTTGTCGAGTCAAACTTAATAATACTGTTTGGATCAATCGTGAAAAGATACTTCCAAATATATCCGTCTCCAGACGCACCAGCAGATCTTGGTTCTAGGTCTGTAAATAAAGGTTCATCAAGAGATGGTCTTCCAGATGTATTTTCTGGATTTGTTCCGTTTTGTAAGCAAACATAAACTCGGAAGTTTGAGTTCATCACATAGTAATTTGTGTCATACAAATTAGTTGAACTAGTTTGTGGTGATAAATTTGATCGTGAATAATCATCACGATACATTTCATATGTTGTACCTGACGACCAAGTTATCTTTCTAACAACTCTCGCTATATCATCTGAATTCAACTTTTTCAGAGCGATCATTGTATCCCAATAATCATTCTCTTCACTAAAAGAATCTTT